TTTCCCACTTTGTAATTATATTATAACCTAAAGACTTGATATGTTCTAGTCTTATGTTAGTTTCATCAAATAACTGTCCAAACGTTTTACTACAACTTTTGTTATATTCGTCTGGATCGTAAACTTCAGGATTACCGTGCCAGTAATCACCTAAGAACTCNTATACTGTATTAGTCTCAGGATCGTATCCATCAACTCTATAATTCACTATCGGATACTGCCGCTCTGTAATACCTAAAGAATCTAACCACTCTTTTTCTTTTAATGATTCTTTATGTAGTACGGGTTTAATATCTAGTTCCTTGAACCTCTTATTTAAGTTATCTAAAGATTTGAAACCTAGCTCTTTATTAATATCCCTAATTGTTTTAGTTTTATTCTCTTTCTGTAACCACTCTTTATTGTACGATAGAGCGAGACTTTCTTTATCTATATGTGAGGCTCTTGTATTTACTAAAAGGTCGGCTTTTTCGCACGCCTGTCCGTAAGAACCAAAATGTTTAGTATACGTTGTAGCCGAAGGCATTTCTTTATTATTTTGAACCTCTGTCTTTGTAGGAGTTCGTCCTATTACTTTAGAGTAAGCAACTAAAAGCTCTAATAGTTCTTCTTTAGATCTAACTATATTAGTATGGTTAGCTAAAGTTAAACCAGCTGCTTTTAATGCAAGGTTCCAAGAGCCGAAGTATCTAATAAATGTATTTAAGCTAGGCATTAAATCATCTAGTTCCTGACACTTGGGGGTTCTTCCTAAGTACTCTGCAAAATACTGTAATTCCTTTATTAATGTATTTCTTTTATAAGTTTTCATAATGTATATTATACTATAAAATAACCTTTCTGTCAAGAAGTATTTTTAAGCAGCTATTGTGCTTATATCATAACCCTCTCTTATGTATACGCCCATTCTAGCTTTTGCTTGTCGAGCTGCCGTATTGCCTTTAAAATTAATATCTACAATTAAAGGTTGTTGTTTCTCTTCTAACTTCCTAATAACTCTACCAATAATTTGTACTAACAAAGGTTCATTATTGATAGGAGAGCCCAGAATAAGACAAGATAACTCGTTAAGTGAAATACCTTCGCTAAATATATTCTGAGACCCATAAAGGATATCTGCCTCATCATTTTTGATTTTCTGTAGTTGTACTTGCCTTTCCCCATCCGCTAGTTCTCCTGTAACACATACTGCATTATTTCCCGTTAGGCTGGCGCAGCGTTTTAAAAATTGGACTCTATCACTTATAACTAAAACCTTATGACCTTTTGCGGCATAGGTACTAGCTAGCATAGCTACCATGTGTTGATACTTTTCATCATATGCAACAGCATTAACCCTTTTAGCCCAAGGTATCTTGTTGCTGTCTGGGAATCTAATATCTGATTTGATGACTTGAACTCTAGGAGTCATTACATTCTCTTTTGGAGGCACATATCTATTAAAACCAAAGTAATCATTAAAGATTACGTGCTTACCATCTTTCCTTTTTAGAGTACCACTTAATCCTATCTTATATCTTGCACACGACTTATCTACTATATTTGAAAAGGTGGGAGCAGAGGTGTGGTGACACTCGTCCAGTACTAATAAACCAAACGTTTCCCTTAGCTCTGCGACATACTTTTTTAAACTTTGAACATTTGCTATTACAATTTTGGGTTTGATATCGAATTTGCCGCTCCCAATAATTCCTGGTTGAAAACCAAAGCATTTCTTTACCTCACTAACCCACTGATTGCGAAGTGGCAAAGTGTGGACAACAATAAGTGTTTTCTGTTGCAATTTTTCTGCAATGGCCAATGCTATAAAGGTTTTTCCCCACCCAGGGAGAGCATTAATCATTGCGTTATCAGTTATGTCATTATGAATTGCAGCTTGGCTATCCCTCAAGTCAAATTTGAACTTTGGAAAAATTTCTGGAACTAAAGTCCTCTTATCAATGATTTCAGCTCCTTCAGGTATTAAATCTATTCTGCCTGAAGGTACACTAACTAGTTTACTACTAATACGAGCCATATTTTTTATAACCGTTGGAGGATCCATAGGGTTATAATTAGGAATTAANTANGTAAGTTCCTTATCTATTANTTCCTGTCGTTTAGCGTCAGCAGGTATATAAATTCTATTAGATATAACCACTTTATTCATATCATTCTCCTAGTGTCTTTTAGTCTTGTATTAGTCATTTCATATAGTAAGTAACCTCTACCCACCTTTAGTACTCCAGCGTATACCGCCTCTAAGTTTAATTTACCCTTTACTTCAAAAGGGCTACTAACATCTTTTACACCAAATATAGTGGAATTACTAGTATACTTTCGCCAAATAACCTCTCTATAAATTAGTGGGTAATAATTACTTTTCTTGTACTTAAATATAATACCATCATAAGCAATAAAGTCTCTAGAACCTGAGAGAATTAGGTCTTTAAAAGTCCAAATATTCTTTTTTAGAGGGTAGAGTTTGTAGTCCTCTAGTTCCTTAGCTATAAGCCTTCTTTTAGTAAAGGGCAGACTTTTGTCTTCTAAGTCCAACCTTCTAGTCCCTCTACTATCCGTAATTAGGCCTTTACTAATACTCTCGTGGGTTCTTAGAGGCCAGACGGGCCAGTGAATATCAAATAAACTCAGGGTATTGCTTTTCAAACTTTCCGAAGGCATAATCATCTCCAATGTCTAAGTCAACACCGACTGGCTGACCTGGGATAGAGCAACCTCGATCCTTTTGTGTTAATTCCGCCATTTTCTTAGATACTATTTCCACGTCCTCTTCTTTAACTTCAAGCACTAATGAATCATGTACGAGGGCAATAATTTTAGCATCTTTACCACTGTCTTTTATCCACTGGTTGAGCTCGATGCCTGCCAGTAAATTAATATCAGAAGCAACAGACTGAATAAGGAAGTTAATACCACTGCGTACTTCATGTGATGCAATTCCCTTATCATTACTAAAAACATTAGGAAGACGACGCTTACGTCCAAATATACTATATATGTATCCATATCCTTCAATCTCTTCTTTAGACTTATTTAGCCATGTTTTTAATTTAGAAAACGTTTCAAAGTATTTAGCAATTGTATCCTTAGCATCTTGAACTGTGAAAGGTTTCCCACTATCCTTACTAACTGTCTCTGATACCTTAGCAGGCCCTGAACCATACATACATGTTATTCCCCAGTTTCCTGAGGCACGGACTATACCTTCATCTAATCTTTCTATTCCCTGTTACAACGATTTCTCTGTACAAAAGATACTTTCTGTCTAGATATATGCTGCTATCAGCGTATAAATAGTCTAGTAATCTTATAGAGGCATTCGTATTATATTTTATAATTTTAACACTAGGCTTTTGTTGTATCGTACCTGTAATACCTAAGGTACTGGTTAGCCTACTATAAACAGATTCTATAAGAGAGTTACTACCAGTTATTGTAGTATATAAGGTAGCAGTAATAGAAGCTCTATTACTGAAACTTTCGCAAATACACCCATCTCCATCAAAGTAACCTCTAAGAAAATGCTTAAACCATTTCTCAGGTATATTAGGTAACTTGTATGTTAAAGATTTATTTGGTGTTATATTAAAGTTACCTATTAAATCTTCACGGATCTGAGAGTTCTTAAACCCTATCTCACTTCTATAATATTTATCTGTATTAGAACTAATTGTATGAGAGGACTGTACAAATTGCTTAAACTTTTTCAAATGAGAGGTGTCATCATAGTGTAACATTATTTTTAGCACACCACCCGTCATACAGCCATCTGCAGCTATAAACCCTGCCCAATAACAGCTATCTTCGGAGTAGTTTAAAAAAGCCTGCTCATTATTAATGACCCGTTTTTTTGTTCCCCACCCATTCTTCGCAATTACTTTTTTCAGTTTCCATTCTGGAATCTCAAAAACCTCTGCAATCTTAGCCCTAGTATTCCCCTGTTTTTTAAGTTTATAATACGTTTCGCTTGTAACTTCTTTCATTAGATGCCCACCTTTTATAAGTTATTTTAAGTACCAAAATCTACATTTAGAAGATAATTATACTAAAATTTAACGAAAATGTCAAGTGTTAAATTTCTAACCTATCCCAGTCCATTTCTGTTCTAGAAATGCTGTGAGTCTCTGAACCATTTGAATCTTTCCCAAGAAACGCTGGCTGCTGATTGCCTTATTCAATAGTAGAACTTAGGTTTCCAGTCAATTGAGTGGGTTTATTACCTATTAATTGCTTAATAGGAGGACTATTTAGTTAATCCCAAATGTAATGGCTTTTGCAGCCTGTCTCTGTGTAGGGGCTTTTTCTTTAATATCATCCACTTCCTGAGGTAGCTGAAATACCATTTTAGCTACTGTAGAGTGTAAATCACCACCACTTTTAAATACGTTTTGTAGGTTTTTATCCCCACTAAGAATAGCCGCTACATAAACTTCAGCAGTAGCTAAATCTTGCTGTAAAATCTTATAACCAGGTCTTGCTTTAATACATCCTTTCACCGCTGCGTTATCTCTAGGTAGCTGCTGCATATTGAGCTTTCCACTACTAGATAGTCTACCTGAGGTAGTAGACGTAAGATTAAAGTAAGTTCTAAGACACCCGTCTCTGTCTATCTCTGGTATAATCTTATCAAGGTAAGTATTCTTAATTTTAGACTTCTGTCGGATATTAAGGATAACTCCAGGAATGGGGTGTTCTTCCGCTAATTGTTTTAAGACTTCTGCATCCGTTGAAGCAGCACCTGTACCTGTAAGCTTTCCTGTAGGAGTAAGACCTACATAATCAAAGAGTAAAATTCTAAGTTGTTGTGTACTATTTGGGTTGAATACCTTTTCTTGATCCTCTTCAAATTTATGAACTTCGGGGTACTCGTAAAGTTTCTCTTTAGCCTCCCGAACTTCGTGTTCCATAAGCTTCTGGACTTTAAGAAGTCTCTCTTTATCAAAAGGAACTCCATTTTCTTGAACATCCTTTAGGAATAACATCCCAGGAACTAACAGCTCTTTATATACTTTAGTAAGTTGGACACTCTTTACAATTTTCTTACTAAACATTTTGTACAGATCATAGGTTACGGCAGTATCAATAGCTGCATACTCATACATAATATCAAAAGGTATAAGATCATATGTGAAAGCACCTTTTAAAATTTTATGCTCTTTACAGTATTGAGTTTTAAAGTCGTCCAGAGCCTTATCATAGTCTCCGTAATCTGTGTATTTCATTGCCAGAGACTTTAGACCGTGAGTTCCTTGTGTTTCATCCAATACGTAATGCATAAGCATTGTATCAGATACTTTAGGGAACTTAAAACTAAAGTGGTATTCCAACATAGCTATATCAAATTTTGCATTATGGAATACTACTAGTCTAGTGGAGAACAAATCTTGCAGAAGTCGTTCCGTATACTCTCCAATACATTCAGTGGATATGTAGACACCTTGTGCACTTTTATGTGTAAGGCTAATACCCAATACATAACCGTCTCGTGGGTATAAAGACGTTGTTTCTGTATCGCACGCCACAAACTTAATCGTTTCATCCCTAAGAATTTCTTCCAGATACTCATTAGCTCTTTCCTCTTCTGTAATTCCTTCAAACTCTCCAGTAACTGTAGGAGGTTTTTCACCTGCTATATATCCATTTAACTTCCCTAAAGCCCTATCAAATAGCGGTTTAGCATCTGGCTTAAAACTGAGCATAGCAGGGTTAATCATGGGAATAAATTTACTATCAATCAAATGACCTGCGAACTCTGTTACTGAACTAACTCCTGCAATAAATTTTGAGGCTTCGGAACCAATTAAGATTACATACTCATAAGCATCTGAGTCAAAATTTAAATCTACATCCTTTTTTAATAGTTTTTTAACTTTAGTAGATGATAAATGGTAGTTATCATACTCAAAGTTAAAGTATTTACTATAATTAAACCCATTAGGGGCTTTATCAATTACTGCTACTGCTGCCATATAAATTCTCCTTGATATGTTTTATGTCTTCTAAAGACAGGTCTCCAGGGTCTAAACCCTCTGGTAACTCTAAAACGGTTTCTTCACTGATGATAAATTTCTCTTGTAATAGTCTTTTGGCGTTCTTAGAGGCTTTTCTACCTGCGTCGTCTCCATCAAACATTGTATATATTGTGTGTACACCTTGTAATCTTAAATTTTCAATCTTATCTAATTGTATATTATTAGCACCTAATATTGCTACAGCATTTGATAAACCCTTGTCTATTAAATTTAAAGCATCAAATATACCCTCTACTAAAATAACAGACCCCTCTATAGGGTTTGCTACGGAAGGAAATAAAGGTAAATCTGCTCCAGACGGTTTAATCATATACTTCGGACGGGCATTACTATTAATGTACCTGCCAATAAAAGCTCTTATCTTCCCTGTAATATCAGGTAAAGGAAACACTATCCTTCCCTCGTAATCCTTGTGTGTAAAGGCCTTATATTTTGCTAAAGTTCTTTTATCTATATCTCTGAAATGTCTAGTATAAGGGGCTGCGCCACCAGGGAGAGACAATCCAGTACTATTAGCTTTAATAATAGCAATCTTATCCTTTAGTTGACGTACTCTAAGGTCTTGCCAATTTCTATCTATATTAAAGAACTTAAATACATTACCTTTAAACCCGCAACTAAAACAGTGGAATGTGCCTTCTTGTTGGTCTACGTGCATAGACGGGTTATTATCTTCATGATCGGGGTTTAGACAACTTACCACGTAATCCTGTCCCTTAGGATTAAAAGGGATTTGGTGTTTGTTTAGTAATTCTTCAACATTTACCAAGGTAGATCTCCTTCTTCTTTCTTAGGTTCTTTCTTTCCAACATCTTTCACATCTTTCTCATCCTCTTCCTTAGAGGGTTTAGGTACATTATAGGGGCCAAGCTTCAAGCTATCCCAGTTCATAGTAGAGGTAAACTCTAGTTCTGGGCCACTCCTAACTTTAGTGGAAGTAAATGTAATTGCTGCGTCGTCTTTGCTATGTGCATCAATTAAGAATGCAGAGTCAGGACTATCGAGCAACCCTTTAGCAAACCTTGTAGTACCATTGTCATCAATCTGGTAAGGGCTAATCATAGCTACATCATACTTTCTGGCGAACTCTTTTAACTTTTTACTTGCAAATATCTGGGATTGCCAATCATATAAATCTTTACCAGCCCCTGTTTCAATCTGATTAACATAGTCTACAACTACTAACCCTAGGCTATCCCCAAACTGAGCTTTAGCTTTCTGCAATTGTAGATCAATACTTGTTAAAGATAGGGATCTATCATCTACAATTATTACCTGATTATCTTCTTTTAACTTATGCTCAGTAGTTAGCTTTCTTTCAAAGTCTAAAGGATCTCTTTTATCTAAGAATCTCTCATATACTTTGTCACTATCTTGAAACATACCAGCCCTTAGTTCCGCAAGGCTATTAATCTCATGTTCTTCTAGTCTATTCTTCCTAATATTAGCATAAGAGACTCCCGATAATATACTATTAATACGCTGGAAGGTTTCCAACGCGGTCATTTCAATAGTAAAGTATATCGCAGTTTTTCCCATAGCGTACTGGTTAGCTACCATATTTGCACATACCAAGGACTTCCCTGAACCTCTTTTACCTCCTAGTAGAATAAGCTCTTCTCTATAAGCGCCACCTACCTTACTATCATAATCGTTACTAATCCCTAAAGGAATACAGGAATGTTCATCTGTACCCTCTTCTTGGAATATCATAAGGTTACTCATATCAGCAACGGTTTCATCTGTATGAGTCTTTTCATCTAGTTTTAATACTATCTCTGATAAGCCTTCTTTAACCTCTAAGGTATCTTTGATAGTAATATCATCAACATATTTATCTATTAATTTTAATGCCTCATTTTGAGTATATTGATCCGTTAAAGCATCAATCGCTAAATCTAATTCTACTTCTGGAATCTCAAGAAGTTTTATGGCTGTTAAATCTTTTTCAGTTTTTAAATCTCTAGTAACTAACTCTAAATCTTCAAAGGAAGGGATATAGTTTTTATCGTTATAAAATCTATTGATACTGGTATAAAGAGAACTATAGGACTCATCAAAAAACTCGCTTTTAACTCGTGCCCAACCATCTAAACTTTGATCCTCCAATAGCATATGTAATACTATTGCACCTATATCCATTATTCCGCCTTATATTCATTATCTGTGATTACTTCATCCAATTCCTTAGTTAACTTCTCTATCGTCAGAGACCTTAGTTTACTTAGCTTTTTTAAGTATAAAGGTCCTTCATCAAACAACAGATTTAATTGCTCGTCTGTAATTATTTGCTGAATAGCAAAGTATATAGTATCCCAAGGATCTGCAGTACTGGGATAAGCTTTTACTTCCGAAAAATCTCCCAACATATCTTTAGTTCTTCTGATAGCTTCGGCAGCTGTGAATGAATCCACATCTGCGAATTTGGCGATAATTTTCATAAACCCTCCTTCATACATAAAAAAAGGGAATAACAGATGGAACTGCTACTCCCTTAATAACTATTTAATTATACTAAGCTGCTGCGTTCTTAGCGGCTTTCTTAGCACCGTCGTAGTTAGAACATACTAGGGCTCTTCGAGTGAGCATTGTTTTAACACCTCGAGCAGTCTTATCAATAGTATCTGCAATCTGTTCTACAGTCATTGCCGAAATATCACCTAACTCTGTTAGAGCATCAATCTGTGCCTTAGCACGAGACTCTTTCTGTTTAGGGATAGAATTAATATCACCACTACGTAAGAATGATAAAGCCTTTCCACGAACAGAGTTAATGCTCTTACCTAGTGCATCAGCAATATCCTCTACAAAAGAACCACTAGATACCATATCTAAGAAAGTTGTTTCCTCTGCAGGAGTGTACGTGCGAACAACTTCAACCTTTTCAGCAGGTTTAACATGTCCCGTTAGCTCCATAGAGAGGATTTTACCCTGAACCTGTTTAGCTGTGAAGTTACTATCTTCCCAGTTATTAGCGATGTCTGTATACGTCATAGAACCACTATTAGACTCTACAAAAGTACGTAAAGAAGCCTCTTGTTCATCAGAGAATGCTTTCTTATGTGCTGTAGAAGCAAGTTCTACGTCATAGCCCATCTTGCGAAGTTTAGAACTAATGGAACGAGTAGTCGTCTCAAGTTCTAGAGCAGTAGATGCTACTGTATCTTGTGAAATTGTATCCATCCCCTCTACTATTGCTGTTAGAATACGTGTGCGGTCTTCAGTCCACTTTGGAGTATTAGCCATTTATATTTTCCTTTTTAAAAATTTCTTTAATTGTTATGATTGAAATACCAAGACTCTCTGCCTTAGTACGTTTACTTGATTGCTTATCTTCTTCATCTACTAGATAATCTGTTTTCTTAGTTACTGAAGAGGCTACCTTAAAACCAAAAGACTCCAAGTACTCCCCTGCTAAGGATCTATTCTTGAAGTCATTCAGTTTACCTGTAATACACACTGTTTTACCAATATCTTGTATTACATCTACTACTTCTGCCTTAAAATCAAAAGGCAGATACTCTAAATCACCGTAAAATTCAGTTTCCAGCCAATTATTTAAATTAGCACACGCTTTAGGTCCTAAACCCGCTTCCATACATTTATTTGGGGTTATATCGTGTATATCCGATATCACTTTTACTAGTTTTTTGGAAGCCGTATTACCTATAAGGGGAATCGAAAAGGCAGGAATTAGAAGTATTAAGTCAGATTTTTTACTTAATTCAATCTGACTAGATAACTTTTCTCCCATCTTTTCACCAAGTATACTGATGATTTCTGCTTGGGAAATACTATATATTTCCGTAGGGGAACTGAGGGAAAGTTTTTCAATAGTTTTAGGCCCTAGCCCTTTTATTTTTAGCGTTTTAGCAAAATGCTCAACTTTCTTACTTGAGGTAGCTTCGCAATCGGGGTTGCTGCAGAATAGCTGATCTTTTACTAATCCTAATTTTGACCCACAACTGGGACATCGGGTGGGTGGTACTATTGTTTGAAATTTCATTTCGTTTTTCTCTCAATTTCTAATGTATATTATACTAAAATCTAACCTGATTGTCAAGAGTTATTTTTTGATATGTTAACGGACTCTACTAACAACACAAGGAATAATCTTGCCAGCTCTAATAACCTCAACTTGACAACCTATCTCTAAATTTAAACTTTTGATATAAGCCATGTTGTTTAAGGTTGCTCTTGTAATCCTCGCATCCTCAATTTTAATAGGGTCTAAAATGGCTACGGGGGTTACCTTTCCTGATTTACCAACTTGCCAAACTACGTCCAATAAGGTAGTTTCCACACCTCTTTCCCTAGTTTTGAGTGCATAAGCTCCTCGAGGGTGGTGAGCAGTATATCCTAACTTATTAAAGTAAGAGTTACTATCAACTCTGAAAACCTTTCCATCTTTAGGAAACTTATCCCAACTACTGTCAATAACAGTATTAAACCCCAACTCCTTAAGATACTGCATATCCTGGGTATAGCTTTTAGACTCGTAATTAGCCCCTCGTATACTATATGCAATGAAAGTTAATTCTCTACTCGAAAACTCCTTAATAGACTTAAGATTTAGAGCACCTGCCGCATAGTTTCTGGCATTGGGAATACTTTTATCCGCTACTAATTCCCCCGTAACTTGGATAATCTCGTCATTATTAGCTCCCATACTTTGAGGCACAATGTTACTAAAGATAAACTTATCTGTTACATCTACGCCCTCCTCCCCATTGCCTCTAGTTAGTACCCCTTTAAGTGAACCATTCTGGTACTCAAGAGCAATAGCAGCACCATCAAGTTTAGGAGTTTCAGTAGTTTTCTCACTATATTCAGGAGGTGAATCCTCCCCTAGAAAAACTTTCTGCAAGGAGTACAAAGGGTACGTGTGCTTTCGTTTAGCATCAGGATTATAACCCACAGGATTATAACCTACCTCCTCTGCAAGTCTATCAAATTCTTCATCCGATAAAAGAGGTTGACCCTCATAATATGCCTTAGCGGCAGTATCTAGTAGTTCTTTAGTCATATAGGTTCTCAAGGAGTTCGTTAAAATGTGTTTTTATAGCGTCCTTACTCTCAGCCTTAGATAGAAGCTGAATAAGTGCTTCAAATAGATTAGATAAACTATTAATTTCAAAAGGAATACAAGCTCCCTCTTTAGTAGGTTGGTATTCTCCCTCAAAATCTAAGTAGTACTTTCTTAGGTGGAGGTACTCGATCTCTCGGAATCTGGACACTACCAGTCTCCACTGTATCTCTTTATGTTCTTGCTCTAAGATTATTTTCTCAAATACGTCATCTTCTGGATTTGTCATTATGTTTCCCACTTTGTAATTATATTATAACCTAAAGACTTAATCCGCTCCAGCCTCTCTCTAGTTTCATCAAATAACTGTCCAAACGTTTTACCTACTTTCTCGTTGTAGTCGTCTGGATCGTAAACTTCAGGATTACCATGCCAGTAATCACCTAAGAACTCATATACTGTATTAGTATCAGGATTGTATCCATCGACTTTATAGTTCGCTATCGGATACTGCCGTTCTGTAATACCTAAAGAATCTAACCACTCTTTTTCTTTTAATGATTCTTTATGTAGTACGGGTTTAATATCTAGTTCCTTGAATCTATGAGATAATTTACCCTTCTGATAACCTAATTCTTTACTTATTTGAATTAAGGGTTTAGTTTTATTCTCTTTTTTTAACCATTCTTTATTGTAAGATAGAGCTAAGTTTTCTTCCGTAATATGTGATTGATTACAGTTAGGTTTTAAACCTGCTTTTATACAAGCAGTAGTATATGATCCAAATACTTTTCTATACGTTTCAGTGCTATAGGTTTGGTTATCTATAGACAACTCTTTATAAGTAGGAGTGTGTTTTAGTTTACCTGCTAAAGTTTTTAGATCTTTTAGTAAAGATTCTACGGAGTATTCTGTATGTCTATTAAGTGTAATACTTGCGGCAATAAGAGCCTTATTATGAGAACCAAAGTACCTTTTGTACGTATTACAGCAAGGCATTAAAGGATCCTTATCTACCTCAGAAACGGTAGGGGTTCTGCCTAAATACTCTGTAAAGTACTGAAGTTCTTCAACTAATAGTTCTTTTGTATACTTTCCCATGACTCTCCTTGTAAGATACTATTTGGTGAGCTATTCAGTATACAAGGTACTAAAAAGGCTGGCCGGCCGATTCGCTCTATAAGTTTTTCTAAACTCGAAAGCTTAGAAAAACTGACTGGTTTTACCCAGTCAGTAATTTAGTCTCTAGCTATTAAGCACCAGACTTAAGTAAGCACATAGATGCCTTACCAGCAGCTCCCGCTTCTTTAGCGATGAAGCCAAATCTACGAGTAGCTACGATAGCTTTTTGCTGCGCAACTATATCTTCAGCAGATTGCACAGTAAGTGCTCGGTAGTTACCTAAAATATAATTTTGAGGATTAACTAAAATGCCTTGTGCCTTGCCTGCAGCTTCAGCTTCAAAAGCATCCGATACAACCATAGAAACACCAAATACTTTACCTAGTTCGCCAGAGCGAATAGTAGCAGACTCACCATACTTATCAACAGTAACAACATTAGTATTGTCCATAAGACCATAATATGCTTGCTGGCTTAAGAATAATACTAAGTCAGAAGGGTTATGTCCCCATTGTCCCATATTAGAACGTGCTGTTAGGATGTTAGCTGTACTAATCATAGTACCTGCTGCTGCAGTAGTAACGTTGTTACCAACATTACCACCAGCTAGTTCTTCCAATTCAGTGAAAGGAGCAGCTGTACCAGTACCTAGGATAGAAGCATCGGAAGTGCGAGCCATACGACGTACAATTGCATCACGAACGATAGCAGCGATTGGAAGTAGTGTATCCTCTTCCTCTTCATAACCGATATACTCACGAGTAGCTAGCTTATATGCAGTTAGCGTTACTTCGTTTAGAACGTGTTGTTTAATAGCACCTGTAGAAGCATCATTGAAAGCAGTACCAATAGCAGCGCCGTCATTGAAATCATTCTGGTTAGTTGCATCTACCCAAGTAGCATCAAGACCCGTATCTGGGTTGATAGGCATATTCATAACGCGAGCATTCATCGCTAGAGAGTTGAATACTGGTTCAACAACTACACGATTCTGAATAGCTTGGTAGATATTTGAGTTCCAAGTAGTCTCCCAATCCTGGTCATCAGAGTTGACACGATTACCCTTCTCAAGCAATCTCTTACCAAAGTCTAGTTCTTTAACAGGTACACCTAAAATCTTAGATGTAATGAAAGCACTGTTGAGCTCGTCAGCACTAGGTGTACCAGAACCAGGCTCAGAGAACTGCATTTTAGACTTCTGCATAGCAGCCATCTCTTCTTTAGCTCCCTTTAACTCAGTCTGCATCTCCTCTAGAGACTTAGCATAGCTATCTCCGTCGGCCTTAATACGAGTTTCTAACTCCTCTGCTACTTTCTCTGCATGAGTCTTACCGACTTCTAATGCTGCTACTTTCTTATCTGCGGCAACTTCTGCTTCTTTTTCAGCAACTTCTGTTTTGTAAGCTTCAACAGCACCTAGTGCAGTTTTAGCCATCATTTCTTGTAATTCTTTTTGATCCATTTTTAATTCCTTGAGAATATTATTATCCTGAGAAGGTATCTTCTCAATTTCAGTAGTTTCTTCTTTTTCTTCAATCTCGTCTTCTTGTTGAGCCACGAAGCTCTTCTTGAAGTCGTTATACTCGCCAATATCAGTAAAAGATTTAGCTAAAGAAAATGTCGAATCTTGGTTAGCGGGTATAGATACAACTGATACTTCAAAAAGCTCTAAGTCTTTAATGAAGAAGGTATCTTCGTCCCTGTCGTAGTCAGCATCTTTGATACTAAATCCTACGCTAAAAGTTTTTAAAACTCCGTCTTTAATGAGGTTATATACTTCGCCAGCAGCTTTACTAATTTCTGCTACAATCTCTAAACCTTTGTCAGTGACGTTATAATTAACGGCAGAGCCAATAGGACGAGAGTGATCATGAAAAGCTAGAATTACAGGGTTTTTGAGATAATTATCCAATCCACCTTGCTCCCATGCTTCTTTCACAATTATATCGCCCGAACGATCCTTAGAAACAGTATTGGCGTAACCTTTAATTGTTATAGAGTCCGACTCTCCGGCCGCTTTCTCAACAACATTAAATGGAGAGCTAATTTCAAATTGTTTATTCATTCATTCTTATCCTTATCTCCCTGAGGAGGTTTTCCTCCCTCAGATGGGTTGCCTGCACTCCCTGCTACATTTGCGGGAATACGTATGTCATCATGACCTTCTAGTGGTTCTAATCGTAGTGCCTCTCTAGCTTCGTTAGGGGTAATAACCCCTCCATTAACTAGAGTGGAATAGTATTTTGCTTTGTCGTCTAACTCTGGTTGGAGTGGTGATAAATCTTCAAGGGCTGCTGCGAGGTCATATCCAAAATACCGTTCAAAACCACTTAGTACTTTACGTACTAAAGGTAAAACGGTTTCTTGATACATTAATCTATGGTTGGGTCTAATATTAGCATTATTACCCCCATTTAATAAAATGGGAGGGATACCAATAGTTTTAAGGATTGTCTCCTCTAGACTTTTCACAGAATCTTCAAAATCTAATTGTCGAAAATCAACATTAGAAATGCTATCTATCTCTAGTCCACCATCTAAGATAAGAGGTCTACGACCTCCAGACTTAGGGTTATACTTTAGAGACCAGGAACTTATAAGTCTTTCCTTAACTTTGGCACTGAGAGTGTTGGGAGTTTTAAGTACCAATCCAGGTACTGCTCCATTTTTAAAAAAGTTGCTTTGGAAAGATCTCATATCATATAGTAACTCGATGCTAGCTTTTGCGGCATTTAATCGAGTCATTCCTCTATAAATAGACTGAGTTGCATTATCGGGTATATGTATAATTTCTTCAGGTTTATAACTGATCTCATTATACTTATAACCTTTAATAAATGTGTGTTTATCTGGTATAATAGTTACGTTAGATGCGGGTAGATGAAAAAGGTTTGCGCCGTCGTAGTATGCAAAGCTATTACCATCCATTAACATATCTAAATACATATTTCTCCAAAATGCATCAGCATTCTGGAAAGGATTTGGTTGTCTATTAAGTAAGTTATTTAACTTTTTAAGCCTAATAGTCTGGATGCCTGGGAAAGACTCTTTCTCTCCTACATCTATCTTGAACTGGGCAGAGGCATCTACTATCATATTAACGCCTCGATTAACTGCTTCCAGTTTTTCAAAAGCTCTTTCAAACTTAATATTAGGAACTATAGAACTAGTTTCCCCAGAAGCTGCTGCAATACTTGGTTGCGCAGGATTTAACTTCTGTGCTATACTTTTAAACCAACTCATATTCTTTATCTCTTCGTTTAATAACCCAACGCTCCTGCTTTTTAGCAGTGTGTAGCTGAGGACGTTTTCCGTAAATTCCATGCAACCTCTGATGGTGGGTTTTACACAATGTAACTGTTTCGTCATAAATCTCTTTGAGATTTTCTGAAATAAACTGCTCTCGTATATCCATAATATCTTCGGCTGTACTTATATTGGAAATGCCTTGCTGTTTTAACCACTTTTCTAGTAGCTCTGTCATACCATTATAGTGATGGAACTCTAAGCTCTCTATACTCCCACAAATAAAACATTCAGTACCTTTATCATACTTGGATTTTGCTTTATCTCTACAGTACTTGATTAGTTGTCTCTTTAATTCTGCCACTCGTTTTCCCACTTTGTAATTATATTGTACCCTAAGGATTTGATGTATTTTATTCTTTTATTAGTTTCATCAAATAACTGTCCAAACGTTTTACTACAGCTTTTATTATAGTCGTCTGGATCGTAAACTTCAGGATTGCCATGCCAGTAATCACCTAAGAACTCGTATACTGTATTAGTCTCAGGATCGTATCCATCGACTTTATAGTTCTCTATAGGATACTGTCTTTCTGTAATACCTAAAGAATCTAACCACTCTTTTTCTTTCAAGGATTCTTTATGTAGTA